TTCCCACTCTTTCCACTTTACTGCCATTTGCGAGGATGCCTGTGCAAAGTTGTACTCTGCGTTCAGGTAGTTTTTGTTGTAGGTGTTGTCTATCTTTGCAACGTCTTTTAAAAACTGTTGAAACGGTTTAAAATTGCCGTTTTCATCTTTGAGCAACTGCGATACCTGTACAAGTTCGTGGTGGGTTTTAAACCCTGAGAAAAAGAAGATGTTGTTTTCTAATGCGGCGGTGAGCTCTGCCGGTATCTCCTGTGTAATTGTTCCACCCCCCTGCCCCCCGCCGGCGGGGGAGAGGCTTTTTAGAGGTGCGCTTAAAATGCGGCAGGTTTCTTCAATGGCGGCGCGTGGCTCCGGCTCTGAGAGGTATTCGGGCTTGTAGTCTTTTTTGGAGTGCGCCCATTTGGCTAAGTTTTTCCAGACTTGGGGGGAGAAACCTGCGGCGAGGCGGGACGCCTCGCCGAACTGTGATGTTTCGCCGAGCCGCAGCATTTCGCCGAGCTGCGACGACTCATCGTAAAGACTTTGCAGTGCTGCGTGAAACGCTTTGTATCCCCCCGACGGAGCGGGGGCTACACGAAAAAACCATCTTGCGCTGTTAGTAGTGGCGATTTTGCGCCGGTTACAGGGATGTTGTATTTTTCTGCGAAATACTTTGGGTCAATATCGTAGCTACCCAGTATCATTTGCTCAATTTTCAGTTGCTGCTCCGGTGTCCAGTCCACCGACTCGTCCCAGTCGAAGCGCAAGTCCTGTACAGGAAAACCGTGCATTGCCATAAACGGCATCAGTTCCCAGTTCACTACGTCGCGCAGAAAGTCCGCATCTTTATATATAATGTTTTTAAGCACTTCAAGGTGTACCTCCGACTGTGCCAATGAGCCGCCGTTGTCGGTAGTCATGGTTTGCCCAAGTATCCCTTTTGCTATTTCGGAGTTGCAGCGTTCAATACGCTTGTCATACACATTAAAGGCATCGCCGCGGGTGGTTTCCTTAATCTCTATTTCCGTACCTTCCGGGAGCACCGCCCAGCCGGATGCGCCCATAAGTTGCATCATCTTCTCGATACTCGCCCTGTCTTTAGGGTCGCGGCTTCCGGTTCTTGCCACACGGATAGGCATACCAAATATTTCGCCAAAAACATCCCAATAGGCAAGCATATTCTTTTTCGCCAAACTTTGCGGGGCTAATTTAAGGAGCAGCCCCAAGTTTCTTTTTTCACCCACTCCGATACACCACCTTGCGAGGTCGCCCTCCAAATAGCTGTACCCCTGCCGCTTTGGGTCATCATAAACGTTTTTAATGATTACGCCAAACTCCGAAACCACATTTTTTCTCGGCACCAATTCCACACTTTCAAAGCGCATTGTGCCGTCAGTAATAATATCATTAAATTGAATCAGCGAGTATCCGTAGTAGTTGCTTTCGAGCGAAAGTTCCAGAAACCGCTTAAACCATCCTGCTTCAAAAAGCTCAGTAACTTCCCGATTTTCCTTTCTGTCTTTTTTGGAAACAATTTTAAACGACTTATTCAGCACCATATCGCTTCGCTGCCTGATACAGCCTGTAAGGTGTAAATCCACCACCACATCGGTATAGACATCGTACAGGGCAACGCGGTTTGGGTTATCCGGTCTTGCCGCTGCCTCCCATGCGTTGCGCCACGTTTTTATATCTTTCTTGGTCAGGTTGTCGGCGGCCTGTTTTATTTCAACTAATAATTTGGGTTTTATTTTAGTTTCCGGTTTTGTTTGCTGTTTAGCCATGATTTGATTTAAGATTTAAAAATTTAAAGATTTAAGACTTTATTGAGCATTAATCACTAATCATTAATCATTAATCATTAGTAATCGTAGGTTTGTTTCGGCATTGAGCCGTATTTGATAGGGGAAACATCGCCACCACTTTCATCTTGAACTGCCGGCAATGTGGGAGAGATTAAACCGCGTGCCACTTTGTCTAACCATTCAATAGCGCGGTCGTAGCGGTCTTTTACCCTGTCGTGTATAATATCTGGGTTAGAGAGGCGAACGATTTGCCACAGCGCCACATCCTTTGTTATCTCTAAAATGAGCGGGTTTCTCCCTTTTCCCTTAGCGGAAAAGGTGTTGTTAGTATTGTAGCGGCTGCACAGGTACGACTTTACTTCTTCAATAGCCGCCTGTATTGCCATTTCTATAATGGTGTTGTCATCTTCCACTATCTCGCTGAGTTGATAGTCGTAGATAACGGTTCTTAGTTCTGAGATGTGTAAAAACATAATTTTAGTGATTAGTGGTTAGTGGTTAATGGTTAGTAGGTTTTATACAGGGCGTGTTTTTCGAGGATTTCTAAACAGTTGGCACGCCACATTTTTTGTCTTATTTCTTCCTTGAGCACCTTTCGATATTTTACTACAGGTTTGCCACCAAGCATGAGCACTAAGGCTTTATAGCCGGTTGTTTTTGCGTATTTGTCTGCCTTTTTACAGGCGCGCCTGAATCGGATGTCGAAAATCCATGCGGTAAGGAATTTTTTAAGGGAGTTTATCATATTACCATTCATTATAAGGTCTTGGGCGTGCGCCGATGACCGGTTTAAAAATTTCAAATCGTTTACTTTTTTGAAGTATGTAGATGGCGCCCTCGTCCGCATCGGGCGCATCATCGTGTGTTCGTGTCCCTTTTTCAAAGGACAGGGTTTGTTCTAATGCCGCCAGCATATCGGGGTCGTTTTGCTTATCAATGTTGTAGAACGTAAAGCCGCGTTCCCACAGCGGGCTTATGGCTTCGATACGCTGCCATTTGTCCGGCTTCTTGCGGTGGTCTGCCCGGATGGGTAGTTGGTAGCCACGCAGGTTTCCCTCGTTTGTAAACTCATCCAGGATGATATCCTGCAGGAAGTTTGCCTCAATATAGTAATCACAAATAACGCCGTTAAATTTTTCGTGCAGGTCGTAAAACCACCGCACCATTTCGGCAACGGAACACTGGCGGCAGAAGGCGAACAGGTTGTGTAGCTCCGTTCCGGTTTGCCCCCAGACCTTAATCGCTTTGTAGTCGTTTTTTGTGCTGCCCTTAAAACTTGGGTCGCAGTATGCGATAATGCGGTCGTATTTGTGAAGCGGCAGCATTTTCTTCCACCGTATCCATTCATTACGAAATACAGCGCCTTCGGTGATGGGGTTATTCATCATCTCTTTTTGAAACGAGCGGTAGCCCATCATCAACTCCATCTCTTTAAGCTCCGCTGCGCTCCATTTCTCTTTCCACGCCGACTCTCCCTTTTTATCGTAGGCATTTACCTGACTTACACGCACGGCTTCAATGGCTGCAATTTTAGCCAGCACACTGTTTTTTGAAATAAGATTGCCTACCATGATAAAACGACCCCGCCCGCCGTCGAGCGCGCCAAAGAGCGCTTCCTTTACCCAGTTAGAAAGTTTTGTAACACGAGCGTCGTTTTCGCAAAGCTCATCATCGTCGAGGTCGTCAATCACGATATAGTCGGGGCGAGCGGAACGGTAGCGTAGTCCACGTGGGGATTGTCCTCTTCCACGTGCGAAGAATGCCACGTTATCCTTGGTAACAAATTCGCCGTCCTGCCAGCTTCCCAAGTTATACTGCTCGCCAAAGTCGGCAATATAGCGCTGGTTGAATTGAAGCTCTGCCTGTACATCGGAAAGCAGTGTATTGGCGTTGGTTTCGCTTTTCCCTACCAAAACCATTACATTAAGTTGTTTGAGCGCTTTTAACCACAGCGGAATAAAAATATCGAAGTGGGTGCTTTTGGCGTGCCCACGTGCCCACTTAAACACGGCTTTCATATTCTTGTTTCTTAGCACCATATTTGCCGCATCAATATGAAACTTGGCGCAGGGTGTAATCTTTTCAGTATCCTTATTGGTAACATAATGGGGAAAGTAGTATAAAACAAAAGCGTTATAATCCGACAGAAGGTGTCTTATCCGTGCTTTTTTATTTGCAGGAGTTTCACTGTGCGGTACTGTGGTTTGGTTTTGTACGGTATCGCACCACTGTTTCCACTCGTCGAAATTGCGCGGTTTTTTCTCCATTTGTGTTTCTATTTTTTGGTAATAAGTTCCGTGATGTAGATATCCTGATACTTGTTAATAGCCTTCAAAAGTTCCGGCGTAATCTCGTCATCGAAGGTAGCGCGGTATTGTAGCCACTTCCCGAACGCCATAAAAACCTCAATGGCATCAACCACAGAGGCTTTTTTGTCCAATTTTTCGATGGTGGTGGAAAGTTTGGAGAGTTTGTCGCCAAGTCCGGCTATCAGGTTTGGGTCATCCGATTCGCTTACCTGTTCAATCAGCATGTTTATTGTCGCTAAGAGTTTGTTTACCAGCTCCGGTCGTGTGATGTTTTTTGCTGCCCGCTTTTTAACCCAGTCGTTTTGCTCCACCCATTTGCTCAGGGTCTGTGCAGACACACCTACTTTATCGGCAATATTTTTTTGAGAGTCGCCCTGCATATAGTACATTCGGGCGAGTTCCTTTTTTTGATTCAGTTCCGATTTTGTCATAACCTTTCAATAAAATTTCGGCGAAAGTAAGCGTAATATACGCTTACTAATTAAGCGTGGTAAAGGGTTTCCAAACATTGGTAAAGCGTATCCCATATTTTCGGGAGCCAGTGTTTTTCGATTTATTTTCGCACCCTGAATCGTTTACGAATTAAGAATTACGAATTATAAATTAAGAGTAAAAATGGCAAAGGAAACTCCCAAAAAAACATTTGTATTAAGCGACGAAAGTGTGAACTCGTATGGTTTTCGTGTGTTAACCAGCGGGATTGACTTGGAGCGGTTTAAGAAAAACCCTGTAATGCTTTGGGGGCATATAAGACCGTGGAACGGCACTGATGACATTATCCTACCAATAGGACGCTGGGAAAACCTGCGTAAGGAGGATGGAAGATTGCTGGGCGACCCTGTTTTCGATATGGACGATCCTTTTGCGGCAAAAATTGCCAAAAAGGTAGAAAAAGGATTTATCAACGCCTGCTCTATGGGTATTGTTAAAACAGAGTTGAGCGAGGCGCCGGAATACGTACTACCCGGGCAAACACGCATGACAGTAACACGCTGCATTTTAGAAGAGGTTTCGCTCGCGGATATTCCTTCAAATGCTAATACCGTGTCGCTCTATGATGAAAAAGGAAATATAATTGAACTAACTGCCGACAATGCGGACTCCGCTATCGGCCTGTTGAGTACTAATAATCAAAACTTAAATCAAAAAAACATGAAATTAATTGCATTAGCACTTGGCTTGGGCGAAAGCGCAACCGAAGCCGAAATCTTGGCAAAAGTGCAGGAACTTTCAGCGTTGCACGCAAAACTGACCGAAAAGGACAGTGAGATTGCAACATTGAAAACCGCTGCACAGGAAGCCGAAAAGAAAACCATCACAAAGATGGTAGATGATGCCATTGTGGCAAAAAAACTAACTGCCGACCAAAAAGCACATTTTATTACCATTGGTGAAAAAATGGGTATGGAGGCATTGCAAACCACGCTATCTTCCATGAATGGAGCGGTGAAGCCTACCAACTTGATATCGGCAGAACCGGGCGCTTCTGCGGAGGCAGGCAAAAAGTGGGCTGAGTTATCCGACAAAGAGCGCGAGGCATTGCGTAGCGATGACAGGGAAACCTATGTCGCGCTCTATGAAAAAGAGTACGGTTGTAAACCGGATATTAAGTAATTAAGAGTTACGAGTTAAAAATTAAAAGAGTTAAAAACAACTAAAAAGTAAAAAGATGAAAAAATTATTGTTTATTTTGGCCTTAATGGTCAATTGTATGCTTGGTGTTACATTGTGTAACGCAACAGGACTGCCGCCTTTGGCAGGCGGTATAGGATTACCCGCAGTATCATTGCTTCTCCCGATGGGCGATGTAGGGCTGCGCGCAGGTGTTTATACGGAAGTATGGACCGGAGAAATGATTAAAGCGTTCAGGAACGCGGCTGAATCGTTGGGATGGTATGGAAAAATAAGAAGTTACGATGACAAGGTGGATAACGAAGTAATACACTTTGTTCAAATTGGCGGCGACCCGAAGGTGCTTCTTAATAATACAACCTATCCTATTCCAATAGTGGCTTTAACAGACGTGGATAAACCTGTCGGATTGGATAAATATCAAACCGAGGCTACGCCTGTAACCGATGATGAGCTTCACGCTATCTCTTACGATAAGATGGCAAGTGTAATTGAAAGGCACAGGGAGAAAATTGATGAGACTAAATTTGCAAAAGCACTTCACGCATTGGCACCGGCAGCAGATAGCGCTGGAACACCTGTAATAGTAACCTCAGGCGGTACAGACGGAGCAGGCAGAGCTATGATTACACGAAAGGATATCATAGCATTGAAGAAAGAATTTGATAAACTAAAGGTACCCGGAGCGGGTAGAATTTTGGTACTTTGCCCCGACCACGTAAATGATTTGTTGGATAACGACCAAAAGTTTGCACAACAATACTATAATTATGCAACCGGTAAGATATCTAACCTTTATAGTTTTGAGGTTTATGAGTATGTTGACTGTCCGTATTTCACTGCAAGCACGAAAGTTAAAAAAGCGTGGGCATCAGTACCGGGCACGGGAGACTTCCAGGCATCTGTGGCTTTCTTTGCTCCAAGAATGATGAAAGCAAACGGAACTACAAAAATGTATTACAGCGAGGCCGCTACCGACCCAACCATGCAGCAAAGTGTGGTAAACTTCCGAACTTATTCTATCTGCTTGCCGCTTAAAAACGAGGCAATCGGAGCGATAGTGTCGAAGGCTGTAGCTTAATCAATTAAAAATTAAGAATTAAAAATTAAGAGATATGGCAAAGACACCATTAACACCGGAAGAAAAAGCGGCGCAAGCATCCGCTAAAAAAGCGGCGCAGGAAGCAAATGCTAAAGAGTGCGGTATGAATGAAAGGGTAAAAAAAGTATTTGAGGAGTATCCTTTAACAGACAGGCTGTATAGTGACGGCGAAGAGTTGTTCTTCTCTCAAACAAAACCGGAAATGTCTGTTTACAAAAGAGCAGATTTTTTAAACAAAACAACTAACGATTAACAGGAAAAATTATGTCATTAAACAACATTATAACGCTTCGCCAAAATGGGGGTGTGCCCGCCACACTCCCCGGCGAGGATCATTACAGCGGGCTGCTGGCGTATTTGGAGAATACCGATTTACCGGTAGCCGAAACAGGAGTAACAGGATTTACTGTAACTAACCGCATTATACAAATCTCTACGATTGAGTATGCGGAGAGTTTGGGTATTAAATCCGATTCTGCAAAGTGGATTTTAAAGGCGTTGCATTACCATTTAAGCGAGGCTTTCAGAATCAACCCTGCCATTATGCTTTGGGTGGGCTTGTTTGAAAAGCCAACCGCAAACTATGACTTTACCGAAATCAAAATCATGCAAAACTTTGCAGAGGGTAAGATCCGGCAAATTGGGGTATATGCTCCCGAAGAGCTATTGGCAGCAGGCGGGCTGACGGCCCTACAAGGGATTGCCGGTGGGTTGGAGGCTAACGATATACCGCTCTCTATTCTATACTGCCCCAAAATCGGCGCTATTACAGGTCTTGTATCTATGGCTGCCATTGGGCAAAAGAACGTGTCTGTACTTATCGGTCAATCCGGAACGGATACCGCCAAGGAACTGTTTGACAGCGGTGCCGGAAAGTGTGTGGGTACTATTGGAAACGCACTGGGTATGTTATCTAAAATGGCGGTACACGAATCTATTGCATGGGTAGCGAAATGCCCCACAGGGATATCTACTCCGGCGTTTGCAGACGGCACGTTGCTGAAAACAGTTGATATTGGCGTTGTGAATACGCTAAACGACAAACGCTTTATCTTTCTTCGCACCTTTGGCGGACTGCAGGGATCGTTTTACAACGACTCTCACACGATGGACGAGCTTACCAGCGATTACAATGCTATTGAGCGCGTACGCACGATGGATAAAGCCTGCCGCGGCATTAGAACGTATCTGCTTCCGCATTTAAGCAGCCCACTTTATGTGGATCCGCAAAGCGGGAAACTCAATCAGGGAACTGTTGCCTTTTTGACGGCAGTTGCCAATCGCCAGTTGGAGGCTATGGAGAAAGCGGGTGAACTGTCCGGCTACGTGGTTGAAATAGACCCAGACCAAAATGTGCTTGCGTCCTCAGAAGTGGAATTTGTGATTAAACAGGTTCCGGTGGGCGTGATGCGTAAGATTAAAATTAAAATCGGTTTCACTACTAAATTAGGATAATATGAACGGACTTAGACACATCCCCATGATAAACGGCGTACAGCACTCATGGGCAACTATTCAGGTATTGATTGAAGGCGTACTTACAACAGGTATTACGGCATTTAACTACGACGACAAACAGGATATGGATAATATTTACGGTGCAGGGCAAAACCCTGTAGGTCGTGGATATGGACGTATTACGAGCACGGCAGACATAACCTTACTGAGGGATGAGATAGAGAGTATTCGCAAGTCGTCTCCAACAGGAAGGTTGCAGGATATTGCACCCTTCGACGTAGTAGTGGCGTTTCTTCCTATTGGTGGCGCAAAAATAGCCAACCACATTATTAAAAACTGTCAGTTTACCGATGATGGCGTTGAGGCAAAAGAGGGCGACACTAAAAATGAAAAACAACTCAACCTGTTACCTTCTCACATCATTAGAACATAAACCTTAAATTAATAATTACTATGGTAAAAGAAGAAAAAAAAGTTTTGAGCGGAGAGGCTTCAGATGAGCAGATTGCAATATGGAAAAAACAGCACAGAGATGTTTTTAAGGTTACTGCTACCGGCAAGGTTGGTTATTTAAAAAGGCCCGACCGCAACACGCTGAAAGCAGTTGGTGTCATTGCCGACCACGACGGCATGAAAGCCAACGACATTATTCTTGAGAACTGCTGGCTTGGTGGAGACCCCGAAATAAAAACTAACGATCTCTACTATTTGGAGGTTGTGCCGGTATTAGAGCATATTGTTGATTTTGGAAGGGCTGAGATAAAAAAGCTGTAGAGGATGCTGTCAAAAATGAGGATTTTGACTTTATCACCTATCATGATACGCTATTAGAGTACTATCTTCATATTGACACATCCAAACTAAGCGACAAAGAGTGGGTAAGTAAGATTGTGGCGTTAAAACAGGTAAGGGTTGAAGAGAGTATTAGAAACGGCCAAGTATTAAATCAATAATTGCCCTGAATAAAAGTTGAAAGGATCTGAAAAAGAAAATAACGGCAAGTACTCCTCCAATAATAAAAATAGTAACAAACGGGTAGTTGAACAGAAGAAAGCATAGCGCAACAATTGGAGAAGCCGCTAAAACAACAACAAGCACCAACGATAAAATCTCTGTCTTTAAAGGCACTTTTTCTTTTGCAGTACTAAATCTAATCAATCTCATAATACTCACGTTTTAAAAATTTGCGCGAAAATATAAAAAAACAAAAATGTCGAACTCGAATGCAGTACTTTTGAAGATAAAAACCGTTTGGGATTCAAGCAATACGTTTGATATTATCAGCAAAACGGTAAACAGCGCAAAAGATAGGGTAAATGAGTTGAATAAGGGAGTTGTTAATGACGCAAATTACGCAGCAGCATGATAGTGGTTAGTGATTAGTGGTTAATAGATAATAGATTAATAAGATATGGCAGGATTGGTAATAATTGACAATAGCAGAAATGTGGAAAAGCAGATAGGCGAAACATCCGCCTCGTGGTTATTGCGTATGAGTGCCCATATAACTGCAAATGCTATTAATAAGGCTGTGCGTACTGCGATTGAACTTTCAAAACCTGAAAAAAAATACCAGATTATGGGTTCCTTCGCTCCGGATTCTGAATATCACAGATTGCAAACCAAAGACCCCGAAATAAGCTATCAGGGTATGCGTTTTTTGCAAGATAAAATACCGGTAAACAATCTAATCCTAAAAAGCAAAAACAATGAATTTATAGAGTTTGTAAATGCTAAAATAGATGTTATAAAACAAAATACCATTATTGAAACCGCACTTGTAAATAGAAGAGGAAAAATAAAAGAATATATTACTGCTTTAGA